AGATAATCTTTACGGGCGTGATGTTCTGGCACTACTTTCCCAAGTACGATCCGTAGAAGTCCGTCTTCAAATGTGACCTCGCGGACTTTTGTGTCGTCGGATAAAGTCCACGCTCGTTTAAAACTTCTTTGAGCCACTCCCTTGTGGATAAACGTCCTATCCGTTTCGGCATCTGCTTTTTGTCCTTCGACAAAAAGCTTTCCATATTCTGTGAAAACATTGACTTCTCCTTTCTTGAATCCTGCTAATGCGAGTTCCAGATGGGATTCGACATTATTTATTTGGACCAAATTATAAGGAGGATAATTTGTTGTAGTTTCATGAAGATTGAATAGACGATCAAAATATTCATCCATCCCAATGCTATTACGAGTAATCCTGTCCATCAAGGCAGGAAGATCGGACGCAGTAAACCGTGATGTTGCAAGGTTAGTCATTATAGTAGCTCCTTTAAAAGCGAGTTTGTGTTTTGTGGACCCTTTCGGCATCCGTATATAATTATAACAGAAGCATAAAAAAAGCGGGTGTTGTAACCCGCTCCTTATCATTCGGTTTCTTCTACTCTCTTCTTTTTTGAACCAATATTGTATTTGGTTTCCAGAATCCAGTCACCCTTATCTTTATAAGCAAGAACTTTGATTTGGTTGAGTGGAGCAATATCTTGAATCTTGGTTACATCAACAATAGTGATGAGACCCCAGTCAGCAAGAAGTTGAGCAATGCGATTGCGACGCTGAACATCATTCACGGTCAGGTTTGCGTGTTTGCCATCCAGAGCAAACAGTTCCTTAAAGTGAACGAGATAATATCTACCTTGCTTGTGTAGAATATGGCAAGATTGATAAATTTTCTTTTCCTTTCGTGATGCGACTCCAATACGAGTCAAAGTTTCACGCACTTTCAAAAAGTCATCAGGTTCATTAAGAACCACTTCAACCATTTGATCGGGCGACCACTTCACTTCAGGTTCTTGAACGACACTCATTTTTTTCCTCCAGTTTCAAATTTCGATTTAATAAATGTTAGTTGTTCTTTTGTAAGAATCCTCAAAGCTTGTTTTGCCTTTTCATTACTATAACCATAATAACGTTTGACATAATCAAGGTCTTTGATTTTATCTTGACGGAGCCAGGGAGAAAATCTCTTCTTTTTCCTCAGACTATTTATAAAAAAGTCATACTGCATCTTCTTGGGAAGGAAATGATATCGATTCATTTCATTCGCAAACATCACTGCATCAAGGTGTCCAGAAAAACAACGATTGATGATATAAGGAGGATATTCCTTTTCAAGTGAAGGGTCTTCTTCAATCAGGTTTTGCTTCGTTTGATTGATCGAGTTTAACCAGTCCTTCAATTCCATAACAAATCTTTATTATAATTAAACAGTAAAAGTTCCTTTCTTTCTTTTTGCTCCCGCATATATTCACCAACAGAACGCATCGTATAAGTTAGATCAAACTCACCTGTCTTCCAGTTCTTAAAGCGATCTTTAACCAGTTGATCAGAATTATAACTTATTAGTTGATGCATATAGCAAGCATCACAATCAGCAGCAAACTTATCGTGATCAAATCCTTTGTGCATTGATCCCTTGCGCCCATAGAGATTATCCTTAATATCATAAGGAGGATCGAGATACACAAAAGCACCCATATTTCCATCCAACAAATAGTCGTAGGAATAGTTAGTTATACGCCATTTGGAAATTAGTTTAGAATACTCAGGCAACTTTTCAATCCCACGCATTGAAAAATTGGAGTTGGACGCCTGTTCTGAAAATGAAGAACTCTCTGTGAGACCACTGAAAGAACACTTATTGACAATATAGAAAGCCACAGCACGATCAATGCTAGGCAAACTTTGGTCATTGATTTGCTCCTTTGCTTTAAGAAAAAGTTCTCTTGCTAAAACGGGAGTATTGTTTGCGGTCTTTAAATCTACCAGTTTGTCTTTAATATCAGTACCAAACATCTGGAGTTGCTGCCAGAAGTTTACAAGAGGTTCATATAAGTCATTTACCCAAATATCTAGGTTGGGATACTTCTTTGTGATATAAATTGCAACACTTCCTCCACCAAGGAATGGTTCACGGAACTGTTCATAGTTACGAAGATCGGGAAAATATTGCCCCATTTTTTCACAAGCACGGGACTTACCTCCGGGGTAGCGCAATGGCGTTTTAAGAGATTTCATACTACCACTCATCAGATTCATCCTCCCACTTATAAAGTTCATCAACAATTTCGTGATACAGTTCTTTTACTTGGTTTTTAGGAGCAAGAGAAACATTTTTAGCAATATACTCAACATCTCTTTTATCAACAACAATCTTCAATCCAGATTTTTTAAGGTTTTTTTTAGGATCAAAATTTTTCAAAGCATCCTCAAAGGATACGATACCAATGTGCCTTTGAGTCTGATCGATTAAAATCATTTCATCAAACTTTTTTTCAGGAAAATTATTATTCACATTTCCTTGAAAATTTTTAAGAGTTATTTTAACAGTATTAAAAGTTCTATCAGTCTGAAATAAATGATCCGCACCCTTTGCTTCTAAACGCCAAATTTCTCCATTTACTTTGGTAGTAAAATCATGACCTAAAGTATCATCCAATCCAACATAGGTCAAATTTTTACTAGTCTTTTCAATTGCCTTTTCAATCATAATGGCGCGACTAAATTTTTGCCCACCAAACCGAAGACGGCGAGTGTACTCAACCACACCCATAACCATTTCAAAATCAAATTTAATTTCAGTTTTCATAATCAGGTTTGTTATACTTCAAATACTCAAAAAAAGTTAGTTTCATTTCTTTCTGTGTCATACCACAATGCTTTGCGGCAGCAGGAAGAGTCATTTTTGCACGAAAGAGACCTTCATTTGCCTCTCGTACATTTTCAGGAGTTGTCTTAACTGGATGTTCTACCAGAGATGCCTTATTGATTTTATAAGGATTCATTTAAATTCACACTCCACCATCATTTCAGTCAATGCAGCTAAGAGATTAATTTCTTGGTCAGCCACGAACGCACATTGGTATTGATACTTAGCAATAACAAGAACGGCAGCAGGGATAGATGAGGGAACAAGGTGATCAAAAGCGGCGTCATAAACCCTGCGAAGAAGGTGAGAAGCGTCGTTGTCCAAGTTGGAGACCACCCACTTTCGGACTTCAGAAAAGTTTTTATCCTTGAGAGATTTAACAAGTTCATTTACAGATACGTCAGAGAAAGATGCGAGAATTCCCGAATCAATTTTACCACCAGTAGAATACCTCTGGATTTCGTTTAGAACACGTCGAAAATCGGGAAAATGCTTGGATACGAGTTCCGCAACGACTTTTTGATCATACTCAATCTTTTCCTGATCGAGGATAAATTGTAACCTTTGAAAGAAATTCCCTGCAAGTTGTACTCGCTGCTTTCCTTTGATTGTGAAGTGAAGAGGTTCAATAATTTTGTTTTTGTAGTTGCAGGTGAAGATGAATCGGCAGTTGTTATAAAATGCCTCAATATTCGCCCGTAGTAGGAGTTGTACGTCGTTCCCTGTGTTATCAGCCTCATCGATGATGATGACTTTGTGTTTAGAAGATCCCGTAAGTGAGACGGTCGAAGCGAAGTTCTTCGCTTGGTTCCGTACAGTATCCAAGAAACGTCCTTCGTCGGATCCGTTGATGACATAATAATCTGCCCCCAGTTCATTACACAGTGCTTTAGCAATGGTAGTTTTACCAATACCAGGAGGTCCTGCAAGAAGAAGATTTGGAATCTCACCCTTCTCCACAAACTCCTTAAATGTTTTTTTAGTTTCATCAGGAAGAATACAGTCATCAATTACTTGAGGACGGTATTTCTCCACAAAAAGAAATTCACTTGTCATAATTTAGACCCAATTAGGTTTGCGTTGTGGCATACGAAGATAGTTTTCAGACACCCAAGGTTTGGATGCAATATACCTCTTGTATGCTTCAAATGTATCAATAGTGTCGTCAAACTTCCATTCCTCAGGCATCGCACGAGCAAATGGAGTCACTTCTGTAATCTTTCCTTTAGGAAACAAATAGTATGCATCCACAAGAGTTTTATAGCAGGAGTGAGTTTTATTATACCGCAGGCAGTATTCATCAGACAAGTTCAGTCCCCACTTGATTAACCAGTAGGCATTGTGGATGCTCTCCAGTGCCCACTTGGTACAGGGATGATTGCGGAATGCTCCTTTCTCGGTCTTGTAGGGTGTTCCATCTGCCTTAGGAAGAGTGCCGTACCCATGTCCCCACTTCTCTGATGCCACGATAGAGAGCATCTGACAGCACTCTAGTGGCATCTTAACGATGTGCTTATCGGGGAGGCAAATGGCACTCTCAGCAGGAAATGGATTTGTAACGAAAATGTTCATCAACCAAAAGTAGAATCAGGCTCCAGAGCAATATGATAGGTCACATCGAATCCAGTATTCTTGAATCGTGACAAAAGTTTAGAAGAAATCACAACCTCATAATTACCAGGAATAATTTTGATATTTTCTACCTTGAAGTTGAAAGAGAATACTTCATCAGTTTCACCAACAACCACAGAGAAATCATTAGATGTATCGTTCTTCTTATCACGAACTACCAGTTTCACCACACCTGCTTCACCAACCACAGACAGGTCAGGAAGTTGATAAACAGCAGCAGCCTTAAGGAGTTTATCAAGTTCTTTGGTATCAAGAAGGAAACAAACATCTTCAGAAGGAAGAGAGATTTCTTTGTCGGGTGGAGTGATGATTACGTTAGGGTCTGCAAAGAAATACTTGGAACGAGACTTGCCTTCTTTGATGACAACATAACCATCGTTTTGGAAATCAAGTTCAGCATTCTGATGAAGATTCAGACCATTCAGAAACTGGTTCAAATCATAGATACCAAAATCTTTAGGAAGTTCTTCTTCAATCTTTGCTTCTGCAAGGATATTCTTCATCACAGAAATAGTGCGAAGAGTGCTTCCTTCTTTAAACAGAATGGATTGATTGATAGAAGAAAAGTTCTTCAGCAGAGTCAGAGTTTTATCAGAGAGTTTCATAATCAATAAGGAAAATCGGAAGTAGAATTTTTGTGAAGACCAGCGAAGTGGTACAGAAGGATACAATAGTGGATTGCTTTCAGAATGTCCATCTTTGATTTACCGTTCTTCTTACCAAAACGAGAAAGATATTTGATGGCATTTGAACGTGTAAATGCTTCCGCATCACCAATACTCTCAATCAAATCAAGAGTTTGAGTTTTAGATTGCTCCGATGTGTAGTGAGAATGATATGTACTAGAAAGATATTGCTCAACCTCCTTCAGAGTTTTGTCTTCTTCATATTTCCAGAATCCATTTTTATTTGTATCTTCAGGCATACTCAAATTAAATACAGGTTTATCAAGTTTTACATAATTGCTAGAAACATAGTCATCCGAAAGTGAGATTGTATCAACTCCACTTCCTCCAGAGATTCCATAAGAAAAAAATGTAATTTCGTCTTTAGTGTCAGTCATTTTTCATAAAGTAATAAAGAGAAGGAGGCACTTTTTACCTCCTCATATTCTATCAGGATTGAGGTTGTTGGTCAAGGTTGTATTCTACATACTCACCTTCTGTGGGCATTTGGAAATCAGCATCTACCTTGTCATACAATTCAATGAATGCTTGCTTAGTTTCATCATCAAATCGTGCAGTGCAAACATCGATTGCTTTTGCTTTGTTACCAAAGATACTGTAAGCACGAACAATGTGAACCAGGCGACGGGTGCTGATGATTTCCTCAATACCACCATCGTAGAAGGTCTTGCGGATAATATCTGCCCAATCGACCAGACGCTTGCAGAAGTCGCGGTCTTCCACGCCAAGATCCAAAGAAACACCTTCAAGGATCTTCTGCTCTGTTGCAGGGGCAGGATAGGACTGCTCGAAGGTCACAGGGAAACGCTCAAGGAATGCTTCGTTGAGAACGTTGGTGCCGATGAAGCGACCGTCATCAGAACCTTTACCCTTGGTGTTTGCAGTAGCAATCACATTGAATCCAGCAGCAGGTTTAACCCAGCGACCAATCTTTTTCAAGAAAACACCTTTACCTTCAAGGATAGATTGTAGGCACAGAATCTTGTTGCTAGCGAGGTCGATTTCGTCAAGAAGCAGGATTGCTCCTCGCTCCAGTGCCTCAATGACGGGACCGTTGTGCCAAGAAGTATTCCCATCAACAAGGCGGAAACCACCAATAAGATCATCTTCATCAGTTTCGATCGTAATATTTACACGAATCAGTTCACGCTTAAGTTGAGCACACGCTTGCTCAACAGAGAACGTTTTACCATTACCCGAAAGACCCGTAATAAACGTCGGATAGAAAAGACGGGACTGAATAATTTTTTTAACATCAGCAAAGTTACCAAACTTGACGAAGGTATCATCTTTTTCGGGAATAAGATTTTGCTCTACGGGAGGAACCACTGCAGGTGCTTGAAAAGTACGTTCGATTTCTTCTACTTTTTGTTGAGTCACTTCAAGATTCCATTTGCCACGGCCAACTTTAAATTGATCTAGTTTTTTAGTGACAGTTTGATAATTTGAGTCATTCAGAGCACACCAAGCACGAATATCAGCACCAGTCACGGTATTGCCGTAGAGTGCCTGGAGAGAAGTGCGGATGTAGTCGGAAGAGAGTGCCATGTGTGTTTCGTTTCAACCTAGTCATTATAAATGAAAAAAGAGGTCTCAAGGACCCACAGTGGTCAGTTCGCCAACTGGTTCCTGAGTTCCTCAAGGTAGTCAGCACTAGCAATATGTCCCGTATATCCAGGATAATATTTTTTCACAAGTGCTGGAATGCCTATAGCAGTTGTGCTGCTATCACATTTAATCCATATTTCTTTAGTGTCATACTTCACAACATGTTCAAGTGGAAATTTTTGTTTCATGCTACCAAAGAAATAAACTCACCAAGAACTTTCTTATTTAGTTTTTTGGTCTTCAGAGACTTGACGAAAGCAGATTTGATTTGTGCTTTGGTTGCACATTCATGAACATCAAACTCAGTGTCTTGTGCAAGTGCAGTAGCAGACAGTCCAAAGTATGCATCATATCCAGAGTTGGTGATAGTAAAACTCTTTAGTTTCTTCCAATCGCTTTGGATCTTTTCATATTGTTTATCAAGTTGAGAATGATAAAGTTGAATGAAGCGATAAGCATTACGGCTTTCAAGAACGCGAATACCAATAAAGTTCATTGAAGAAAACTTATCCTTCAGGTTCTTGAGAAGAGTGTCAGTAAATGTGTGATATCCATAATCAACATTATAGGTTGTGCCAAGTTTACGATCACGAAGGAAGGTGCTTCCAGGATAAACATATCCAGTTCCAAGAACAGGATCTTTTGAATAAGAACGACGAACCTCTTTGTGATAGACAAGTTGGTTTGCTTCACCATCAGTCAGAACAATACATTGAACTTTCTGAAGTTTGTTTTCTTTCTGAAACTTAGGAAGAATCTGATGAAGAGAAATCAGTGCCTCATTCAATGGAGTTCCAGAAAGAGCCATACGATTAGAGTATGTGTAAGGAGAACTATAGGTTCTACCAAAGCAATAGGCAAGACGCCAAATATTGAGAAGTTGATGCTCTAGATCTTTACCATTCACCTTACTGGTAAGAATATTCATCATAGAGAAAGTTTCATCTACAACCAACAAACTTTCTTTTTTCTCATAATGAGGAGTACGATCTGCAGCAAGATACTTATCATTCTCATAATCATACTCTCCACGGCGCCATTCTTGAGTGAAAGCATACACTTCAAAAGGAATAGAAACCTTCTTACAGAACCACACAAGATTGAAGAGTTGCTTGCAAGTATCAAGCATCACATCAGCCATAGAACCACTCCAGTCCAGTACAAATACCAGACCATGATTCTTACCATCAGGAATCACAGAAACTTTCTTGAAAAGGTCTTCATTGTACTTATAGGTGTGAAGACGAGCAGTATCAAGAACACCAGTGCGAGCAGTTGATGAGCGAGCATACTGATCTGCAGCTTTGCGACATTCAAACTCTTTAACC